CGTCCTTTCGGACGACCTCATTTAAACCATACCTTACAGTATGGTCCCTAAATGGGAGAGGCCCACCTCAGCTTGATGTTGACGGACTGAGGGCGTCCAGCACGCTCCAAGTGGTACCTGTCGACGGATGGCAAACCGCCGCGCTTAAGGTAAAACTTGAGCAAGGCACCGTGCCCATCCAATGGATCGGATGGAATCACGGATGACACTACATAGCCCTTGACTAAGGGGCCGTGTGTGTGCTCGTCAGCCGCTTGGGTTTCAAACCCCAAGAAGCTATGACGACCCAGCACCGAGGATTCGGCGAGAACAACCGGGAAGTGATGAATCACCTTCCGGATGTATTCATCGAGCCATTTGCAAGTCTGCCAGTAACCAGCAAAATAAAGCTGATTACGTAGGGAGACAAGCGAAATGACCTCGGGTGCGTGCTTCCGATGTGCAGGGAGGACTCTTCTGACGCGGACGATACTAACGTCCTCGCCATTGTAGTACTCCTTGCCGCAAGACTCTCTGAACGATCCAGTCCAGAAAGACTTGCCGGAGTTAACTCGGAAACCAAAATCTCCGAGAGCTCCCACAACGGATTGCACATATTCTACTGGGACGATAATATCATCCCCGTAGATGCGCACCTGGCCAAGAAAGCGTTTAATCACTTTCTTGGTCAGCGGAGTGTTGAGCTCTCGCTCAATCCCAACGAAGACTACGGTTAAGAAAACCATAGCTTCAACGGGAAAAGTGAGAGCTGAACCCATAGAGGCGAACTTGGCCAGGCGCATAACGCCATGGCCAGGAACATCAGCCTTCCGTGATCTGCAACTGTCAACCGCATCATGCAAATGAATGTGGTTGGCAAACAGACTACGTACGAGCTGATTCGAGACACGATCGGATGCTTCGCTAAGATCTAGCGTAGCAAGATCCCCGTTAAGAGATCCTTGACGGGCCATCCGCTGGTTTGGCGACTGGTCGTCAAATCCGAGAAAGGAGGACAGATAGTCATTCTGCCCCAATTTCTCGATCATTTGCTCAAGAACCCCCTGCTGCGCGTATTGCATAGCAGTGGGCTCAATTGCAATGATCCTGGGTGTCTTGAGCGTCTTAGGAACGGAGATAACCCTGACGGGAATCTCCTCTCCAGGTTCGAGGTGTCGGACTCCGGCAAGCTCATCGTAATACGATGCGCTAAGGAGGAGCATTTCCATTGCTGGAAAATACTTCTCCAACCGGTCAGTCCAGGTGGTCTGTCGGAACTTCGCGTTTCCACGAAGTCGATCGGCAGTAGCACCGGGACCATGTTTCGGAACAGTGTTCCCGTAATAGATCTCATGATCAATACGGGTAAACACTTCCGAGAACAAGAGAGAGGAAATGCGAGAAAAATCAGATATCTCTATCTGAGTTCTCTTAGCATCACTCAGTCTGACATCC